TACGCTCATCTACCGCATCGAGACGGGCAACACTAAAGAGGATGCCAATCCTCAATACATGTTGCTTCCTCGGGAGTACATGGTTCACATCAAGTCTGACATTCCTGATAAGCCAAACCACAGAGGTTTTGGTATCATCGAGAATGCAGGCCGATCATTCAACATGTACGAAAACTCTGAAGAGTATGGCGTACACTTCTACAAGAACGGCCACAAGAATCAAACATATCTAACCACAGAAAACAGGTTAGCTCCTGATGTTCTGAAACGTGTTGAAAGCTTCTTCGAGTCTCATCCTAATGCAGCAATGGAAGATGCGTTCAAGACACGTATTCTCGAACAAGGTCTGAAGCCTGTAAATGTTGCTATTCCTATGCAGCAGTTGCAGTTTATCGAAACCAGAGCATTCTCTGTTGAAGACGTATCACGATGGTTCAATGTTCCTCCCGAACTACTCCACTCTCACATGGGCAGCAACGGTAGCAGCAGCGACGTAGGTAAGCTCATCCACCTGTTCATTCAAACTGGCTTACATCCATTCATCAGTAGCTTAGGGAGACAGATTCGCAATGAATTGTTACCTCTCTCAAGTCAACTCCAATATTCCTTCGAATTCAACCTCATTTACTTATTCCGTACCATCATCAATGAATTCTCGCAAGCCCTGCGAAACTTCTTTGAAATTGGAGTTATGGACAGAACAGAAATCTGTAACCTACTTGGAATGCAGATAGATCCTACTGATGCTAACAATGCTCTGCGTTATGTACCTGCCAACCTCATGACAGTAGACCACAGCATTGCTCTGCGTGACAAAGCTCTGTTGGCTAATGACATGATGGATCAGCAGATTCGTAAGCTAACCCTAGACAACGACAACTACATGTCTCCACAGGAAACTATGGAGCTGCAGCAGACTAAGAAAGAGGAAGAAGTCAAACCACCTTCAGACTCTCTCGATAAGAGTCCTGATGATCAGAACCTCGACAAGAAGCTGCGTGTAGCAAAGAACGCTTTCATAGCTGTGGTGAATGGTCTGCAGAACTATGAGCGTAAGGTGTACGACCAGAAACAATCAAAATATTCAAACGTAGAAGAGTTCAAAGCTTCTATGTCTGAGTTCTACACAGACAAGTTCACACACAACCTGACCAGCACATTCAACGAATGGGCAGACATTCTTCCAGATGTATCTCCATTCGCCACGGTAGACGAATTGATTGATTCATGGCTCTACTCTCCTGTCAATAACATCCTGTCAAGTGAAGACGGGCATACTCGCTTCCTTCAACAAATCGGATCAGCACAATGAAATTTGTACTCAATAGAGACGTAAGTAACAAAGTCGAAACTGTTGTTAACGTAAACGGCAACACCATCGAGTTGTACGACTACATCCTCGCTGAACGATGGTATGAGGATCAGGCTGGTGTCACAGCTAACGAGTTCATCGACGCTCTCAACACGATGAAGGGTGACATCACTGTCCGCATTAACTCTCGTGGTGGAGAAGTGGGCAACGCTCTCACAATCTACCAGCGACTACTTGAGCACGAAGGTGAAGTGCATTGCATCGTCGATGGCTACGCCTACTCATGTGCTTCATGGATTCTGCTGGCAGGAGATAAGCGTACTATCAACATGGGCGGTATGGTGATGGTTCATAACCCTCAGATGTTCGCTCCTATCAGTCGAGAAGAAGATTTCGATGTAGTCCGCAACCAATGGACAGCTCATCGTGATGCCATTCGTTCAATCATCACCAACAGAACAGGTCTGAAAGATGAAGACGTAAAAGATATGATGGATAAGGAAACCTTCATGACAGCTAATCAGGCTATTGAGAAAGGTTTCTGCTCTGGTATTCAGGAAACTATCAAACCGTTCTCTTCGTCAGTACGGAATGCGATGCCTGTAGAAGTTATGAACATCTTCCCGGAAGACTGCTCAGACATCTATACCAGAGCACTACAAGCTCGTGCCAAAGCTCTCAAATAATTATTTGACAGATTAGGCTTCTCTGTTAACCTACGCTCTACAGGCTAAAAGCAAAGCACATAATGCCTGACAACCAATCAATAACAAACTCTCCATAAAGGAATTGTCATGGGTAAGCGAACCAAAGAAGACTTCGCTAAGATGTCTTTCAATGAGCTGAAAGATGCTCGCACTGTCCTCACTCCTGTTGTCAATGGTTACTCTCTTCGTGTTGAAGAAGGTCAGGCACTGAAAGCTGAAGAACGAGAAATCTTCAACACAGCAGTGACTGAACTCGAATTCATCAACGAAGTGATCAACGCCAGTGACGGTGGTATGGTCGAACGTGCTCACATTGCAACGATGCCTTCAAACGTCGCCAATGTTGCTAACGTATTCCACAACCTCACAGGAAACGTCAACGTCAAACCAAATCATGAAAATGATCCTCGGTTTGGTTACGCTCCTGATGAGCAGGGTGGTGGTCGTGAATTCCTGTATGACGTTGCTAACGCATACAAGAACGATTGCAATCCAGAAAAAATCAATCCTCGTCTGCGGTCCATCGTTTGTAACGCAGTGGGCGATGACGAGTATGCTCGCGGTAACTGGGGTTCTGCTGGTGTTCTGATTCCTGATGCGATGATCAATCGTATTCTGTCTCTGACACCAGAAGCTGACTTCCTGACGCCACGGATGACTCAGATTCCTATGGCTGTTCCTTCTGTCAGTATTCCTGCACGAGTGGATAAAAACCACTCAACCAGCGTTACTGGCGGTACACGAGTCTATCGCACAAGCGAAACTCGTACAGCTGATAAGACAAAAGACGTATTCGAGCTGATTAAGCTTGAAGCAACTGAAATCGTTGGTGAGGCTGCTGCAACAGCTGCTATCATGCGTTTCAGTCCTATCAGTATCCCAGCTCTCATCGAGTCTTCGATGCGATTGGCAGCTGTTGACAAGCGACTGGACGAACTGATCAACGGTCAAGGTAACGGAACTCCTCTGGGCTTCCTGAACGCTGCTAACCTTGCTCTGCTTTCAGTTGACCGAACTGCAGGTCAAGCCGACACAGTGATTGTTAGCGGTCGGGACATCGTTCGTATGACTCAGCGTGTTTGGGGCTACGACAATGCCATCTGGATTGCTAACCACGACATGTACGAGATCCTGTCTCTTGTTTGTCATGAATCGCCAAACAACGCAGGTATCGTCAAGATGTTCAGTCCTATGACTGATGGTATTGGTGCTACTCTGTGGGGTCGTCCAATCTTCTTCACAGAATACGCTCCAGGCATCACTTCTGGTCAGGACGGCAATCAGATCAGCGAATGGTCTTCTGGTATGTTGAGCTGTGTGAACATGTCTCAGTATCTGTACGGCGAACTCTACACTGAGTTCAATCGTTCGGTACATGTTCGCTTCTCTGAGCGTGAAGAAGTGTTCCAGTTTGTTACGAGTAATGATGCTCGTCCGTGGTGGAAGACGACTCTCACACCGAAGAAGGGTGTTACGACTCGCAGTCCGTTCGTTACTCTGACCAACACAGACGTATCCGGCTAATAGTTAGTTAGCCTGCTTCCCCGGAGTTTATACGTTCTCCTATAACAAAACGTATCCTTCTTTTCAAATCTTCCATAAAGGAATCGTCATATGACTCTTCGTTACAACCATCTCGGCAGTATGCTGTACATCGAACCGCTCGGTGACATCACCATGACTGCTGGTCCAGATACGCTCAAACGTATCAACCTGATCACCTTCGGTCAGATCAAACGTGCAACACTGGTAATCAATGCAGCTACCCTCACAGCAGCTGCGACAGTGATTGCTTACATCGGTACTACCGGCACAGGCGGTACAGACACAGCAATCGCCACCATCACTTGTCCTATCGTTGCTTCATCTGCAGGTGACTACACTCTCGAAATTCCTGCTGAGCTTATTGCTCACTACGAAGATCGAAACGGTGGTCCGGGCACTGCTAAGTCTCTGGCATTCAAAATCGACGGTGCCAACACTGACACGATTCAGGCTGCTATCGTCATTGAACGTCTGCACGCTTACGCTGACCAGACTCCTGCTGACGTAACCGCCACTACCTAATCTGTCAGGGCTTGCCTTGACAACACCTGTGTCTGATTCTTGGGGCGTCAGGCACAGGTTATTTCTTCAGGAGAATTTCAATGCCGATGGTGATTGACAGAAGCACTGAGTCAGCAATATCAACTCTGTTTGATGCTGACTTCATGAAACGCTTAAAGCAATACCTCGGCTTTGATCCTGACACTCCTAAAGACGATCTGCCTCTTGATGTTGATGATCTGCTTCGTCAGGCAGTTGGGACGTGTGAAACCGAACAATGGAGGTTCATTCTCCCTAAACAGGTTACGCTCTATCTGCCTTACGAAGCTTTCTGTGATTGGGACAAAATGGTATTCCTGCCATTCGGCCCTATTGTCCTGCCTCAGTCTGGTAATGCACTACGAACATTCACATTCATCGATAACAACGATGCGACACAGACAGTAACACAAACATCTATCCGTCGTTACAACGGAGAACCAATTCGTTTGTGGTGTGATGATTGGGATGCAATTCTCCCAAACATCAAACAGAATGATCCATACCCCGTAACCATCACCTACTATGCCGGGTACACCAGCTATGCTCAGGTGCCTTACTCAACAATCAATGCTCTGAAGATATTGTGTTACCACTTCAACACCTTCAGGGAAGCAATCGACGGTACAAAAACTGGACTACCAGAAGCGTACAAACACAACAGAGATCACAACCTGCTCAATGACTACAGAGCTATTCGTTACATAGCTGACGATTGGAAGAAAGTTAGCAGCAGATGACACGCAAAGAACGTCCCAACATAAACCGTAGATGTCGATTCTACAAATACGGTGTGGTTCTAAAAGACAGCGAACCTGTCACAAACGAATACGGTGAATTAAAACAAGAGTTCTCTCTCACAGCAATCGGACTGTTTGCAAAAGAGAAGCCTTTTAAAGCTCAGGAAGCTGAAGAAGGCGACAGAACAATCAACGAACAACGTCACATGTTGACAGGACGTTACACTACTTCTCTCAGTAAAGTTACAGGGGATCAATACTGTTACATTCTCTCTGAAAGAAAGTTGTACGCTGTCATAGGTAATGCAACAGATCCTTACGGTAACATGCAGGACATTCAGATTCAGATTGTTGACAACGTAACACAGGACATAGCCTCGAAGTTCCCCGGAGCACCAGTGTGACCAATGGCTTAATAAAACTCACGATTCCACCTAGTCTTCGACCAGTAATCGAAGCTCTTGGACGTGAGGCTACAACAGCCATTCGAGCATCAATGCGAGCTGCTATGAGTCCTGCCAGAGCACACATGAAAGCTCTGATCAACACAGACACGATGCAGAGTAAACAAAGTACAGGAGCAACCTACAGAGCTGTAGTAAGTAAGCATGGGCAGAGTAAGAAAAACAGAAACGTCTTCTATGCAATGGTGGGTGTTTCTCGTCGTGTTTCAGAAGAGCACTACCTTCCTTCTCATCCAGCTTCTCAAGGTCAGTCAACAAAGAAGAAACAAGGCAAGGCAACAGGCAGAGGTTTGTATGCTTTGCAGGCTAAGTTCAAGAAGAACAAACGCCATCCAAGTAAGAATGTAATCAAGACCAAACAGGTGTTCTCTCGGATCAAACAACTTTCTCTCAGTAGTGCTTCAAAGAAACGTGGATTCATCCGAAGAACACCTAATAAGTATTTCCATCTGCTTGAAAGAGGATTTGTCCACAGAACAGGTGTGATGGCCAGAGCTTACAGATGGAGAGAACGAACAGCCAACGCAACCAAAGATGAAGTGATCAGTGTGTTCAAGGAACGTCTAAAAGTTGCAATCACAGTAGCAATACTCAAACACATGCACAGGGCAAGTCGTGACGCCTCATAATCTACGTAAATGCCTGAAATCATTCTTCGACACAATCACAGCTGTCAAGAATTATTACATCGATGAATGTCCTCCATTCGATGCAGCTCCTAACAAAGAAGGGTTCTTTGTATGGGACACCGAAGAACACATATTTCAGGAATGTTCTGAAGGACTCGGATACTCTGGTGTTGTAGGTTCAACGAACACGAACAACTACATCACCATCATGTTTCAGTTGGAAGTTACGTGTTACTCGAATAGATTTGCTATCCGAGCTGATATAGCAAATCTTGTTTTTGATCTTCTGTACCCAATCGTCTCAGGTGTCCGAACCCCACTGAGAGGATTAACTGTTACTAACGGGTTCATCAACCACGTTAAGCACGTCTCTACATCGGAGTTCGATGTTCAGAAGACAGGCCAATCAACTCCAGAAATGTCAGCAGCTGTGCTGACTTTCGATTGTTCATTCTCAGTAAAGGAACTTTAGTATGCCTAGAGACGCTAGTAGACTGCGTGTTCAACTTCCTCTCATCGACGACACAGGGGATGGTACACCGACAACCTCTACAGACACTTACGTGTGTGTCACAGGTAATTTATCATGGACTGGTTTCAGTCGTGATGCTGTTCGTTCTGATTGCTCAGAAACTACTCTCGATGCTTTCGGCAACCTCTTCAAAGCCTACATTGGCGGTAAAGAGATTGAAGGTGGAGAAATCAGCTTTGATGCTGACTTCATGCCGGATGCTCTTACTACAGCTAGTGGTCGTCTGCTTGCTGCTTTCTACTCTGGGCTTGTTGGTAACTACAAGTTCAAGTACCCAGCAGCTGTTGGCGAAACTGCCGGACCTATCATCACTGTTCCAGCCTGTGTAACAAAATTTACTCCAATGACAGGCATAATGACGACAGGTGATGAATCTCGTTCTCGTTGTAGCATTACGCTTAAAGTAGCTGGTGCTCCAACAATTACTGCCGCTACATAACCATTTTTGTTCTAAGGATAGCCCCAATGTCTTTCGATCTGTTCAAAGGTATGTTCAACGTACATCCTCTCGGGAAGTATTGTTTGAAGGAACCATCAACTCAGTTGTTCGTTCAAGCAGGACGTAAAGTAAAGCTCATCACAGATGCAGAAGGTACATACCCTGTAAATCTGTGGAGAACAATTTACGTCCTTGCTTCGATTCACATGTATGACGAAGAGACAGCACAATGTGGCGATTCAATCGCTGCAGTGTTCTACAAGTCTCTTCATCCAGAATCGATTCTCAACACAGCAGACCTGATCTTCGACGTTATTCCTGATGATGAATTCGTGAAGTTCTTGGAAGCTGTTGCTGAAGCTATTCCTATCAGTAAAATGTTGGAATGGTCAGGCATCATCAATGACAAACTCATCATCACTCCAGAGCGTAAGGAAGCAGTAAAAAACTCCTGACCCCCAACAATGACGAGTGGTTTATAATGCACTTGTCAACCCGTTGGGGGGTTCCGAGCTGGGTGATACGTAACCTGCCTGCTCAAGAATTCATTCGTCAGAAACTCTTTTGGGAAGCTCACTCATGGGGAATGCAGGATGATCTTGCTGCCATGACAGCTTCCCAAATTCATTCTCAGCGAGTAGGTAAGGTTCCAATCGACACAAGAGAACTGAAGTCGATTGCTACGAATGATTGTAAATATGTTCCTTACATAGTCGAAGATCCGATGACGTTAAGGAAGCAGATGTTCGGTGCTCTTGAAATGATGGGAATGATCTGATGGCTGAAAGCATCCATGATTGGGCAGTGAAGTTGGGGATGGTTGTTGACAACGCATCCATCTCAGCTGCTGAAAAGCTGATGGACAACTTCGCTGCCTCCACCGTCAAGAGCAATGAACGTATCAAAGCATCTAACGAAGAACGTGCTAGAGCTGAACAACAAGCTCAGAAGATGCGTGAGGGAGAAAAAATCAGACAGGCTAACCTGTCTATGGAAGACTCCACAGAAGAACGTAAGGTAAAGCTGGGCGGATTATTTGCAGCTGGTGCTGTCAGTGCTCAGTTGTTCGTTACCGAACTGAAGAACATCAACGCTGAATATCGACAGATGGCCTCTGTTGATACATCAGCTGTTGCTAAGTTCGGAGCAGGTGTGCAAGCTCCGTCATTTGAAGCTGAAGCAGCTAGAGCTTCTGAGCTTGCCAACCTCAAAGCCGACATCATTGCTCGCAGTCGAATTGCTGCACAACAGGCGGCAGATGAGCAGGTAGCAGCAGACAACGCAGCTCTGCTCTCCTTCCAAGCAAACGCTATGCGTCGTCTTCAGGACGAACAGCAATCAGCTCAACAGCTGAGAGAGATGCGTGACTACTACAGAGCACAAGAAGTTGAAGCTGCTCGTACAGCTGCAGATCAGATTGCTGCTGCTGAAAGTGCTGCTGCAGATCGGCAGGCTGCTCGTATTGCTGCGTACAACAGAGAAGTACGTAGAGAGAATAATGATCGATGGAAAGAGTCTGTCAACGCAGCTGCTACAGCATCTGACAGAGAACGTCAGATTGAAGAAGCGAACGCCGCTGCTTCTCGACAGCAAGCAACTCGGACAGTTGCTTTTGATAGAGAACAGCGTAGAGCAGCTAACGATAGATGGAAAGAGTCTATTGATGCTGCAGGTAGAGCTTCTGCAGCGGATCGTGAAGCAGCTACACAACGTGAAAATCTTGATCGTCAGCAGGCTACCAGAACAGCAGCGTACAACAGGGAACAACGCAGAGCTGCTAATGATACGTGGAAGTGGCAACAGGATCAGATTGGTTCTAGAGCTGCCAATGCTCGTGCTGCTGCTGCTGAAGCTGCTCAGGTAGCACGAGTTAATAATCTGCTTCAGCAGTACGGTAATCATGCCGAGAACGTAGCAGCAGACATTGCTTTCCTTAACGCTGCTCATCAGCGGGGTGCAATCTCTACTCAGCAGCATGGTGTGGCTATTGCAGAAGCAACACGTCGCATGAATGCTATGCGTGGTGGTGCGGGCAACATGGGCTACGCTATTGGCGAACTTGCTCGTGGTGCTGAAGACTTCATCACAGTAATGTCAATCACAGGCTTCAAAGCTGAGTCTGTTGGTATGGCTATGCGTGGAGCAGGCAACAACATCAGTCAGGCTACCAACCTGATTGCCGGTCCTCTTGCTGGTGCTGCTGTAGGTGTTGCTGCTATTCTCGGTGGGCAGTTAGTGTCCTCTTTGATGAAATCAGAAGAAAAGTTTAACACCAATGAACTCGCTTTACGCAAACTGATCGACACGTACACAGCGTATAACAAAATTGTTGCAGAATCTTTACAGCAGCAAAGTTCTCTCGGTGCGTTCAATGATAAAGGTTTTGATATCAAAGCTCTCGAATCAAAAATCAAAGAATCAAAGAACGAACTGCCTAAACTCAAGAATGAGTTAGATACACGCGAGAAAGAACTGAAGGCATGGCAGACTCAAACATTCGACAGCCTCACAGGCAACAGTAATATTGAAGCTGCTCTGGCTCTTATTCAGAATGATCTGGATGAAAATGGCAACAAAACCAACAAAGACATAGTCGATGCTCTGCGTAAGTCCAAACAAGACGCCGAAGTAAGGCTGAATGAAAGGCTGGCAGACGGATCATTAAGTCTACCTGCGGCACTGGAAGAGTACGCAAAAGACATGCGTGAAGTAGAGAGGGCTATAAACAGCCGCAGTACTCTACAGACACCAGAAGGTGAAATAGGTGTTAGATACACTTCCGAAGAACTCATAGCTGCCGAAAACCTTCTAAGAGATAAAGAAAAACTCTCAGAGTTTGAAGGTAAACGACTAGACTACTTGGAAAAGATAGTAGGAGCAGAAAAAGATATAGAGAAAATAAATGCCGAGTTAGTCAGACTTGCAGAACTTCGTTTCGCCAAACAATCTGGATTCTCAGTAGATGCTCTGGAACCAATTTATGAAAAGTTAGAACTTGCCCACGCAACAAACGAAGCTGAAGAGACAGCCATTGCTCACAAGCATCGACTGAATGAGCTTCAGAAAGAGTATGGTGCTTTAGGTGCGTTTGGTCTGGATCTGGCCAATAAACAACTTGCTGTCGAGATTGAACTTGAAGAAGCTCTCAAACAGAAAAACTCACTGAAAGAGCAAGAGACAGAGAATGAAAACAAACTCAAGTCTTTGAAGAAAGACCTGATGGATGTTGATGAGTTGCGAATGCTCGAACGCATGACAGCCGAAGAGCGTAAAGCTTACGAATGGGCTAAGAAGCGTGCTGAGATAATGATCACAGGTGCTGCCAGTCCGGGTGAGCTTGAGAATATATTTGCTCAGCAAGCTAACTTCCGAATGGCAGAGATTGATCAGGAGTTTAAGAAATCTGCTCCAGCATACCAGACAGCAGGGAGTAATTTGGCTCAGACAACAGCCTCTATGAACTCAGAAATTCTCAGAGGCATGGGACAGACAAAAGACAAAGATATGATTAGTGAGTTGAAAGCAATCAAAGAAGCTCTCACTAATCCTCGTGGTGGTATTAAGTTAGTAGAGGTGGACTAATGGCTGCAGGCATTAAGAAGATTCATGGCTTCCTTCAGGAAGAACAGGATATTCGTCCTTTCTTCAATCGCACTGAGATCAAAGAAGTAGTCCGTGTTGAGATGAACACGACTAGCTTTGGTCTGCAGGACAATGCGATTGATATGATTGAGTTCCTGCCTTCCTTCGCCTCTGGTCCGGGCGATCCAAGTATCAATCCTCTCGGTATAACGTTCACGCTGTACCAATCGCCTCACCCAAAAGCTGCAAGCTTAGTGCTGCTTGAATGTTCCGGTATCAAGCGTGTCTCTGGTAGTGGTACGTTCTATGACGTAACATTAAACTATGGCAACTTCATTCCCGGTGAAATCACCACCGTAGAGAACTCCAACAGCCCGAATCCCGGCACACCAATTGTTAGTCCTCTACAACAACCCCCTGTATGGTCTTCAAGCAGTAACATTGTCCAGAAGCAGACAATGACTAAACCGAATGGAGATCCTATCATACATGAGAACGGATTAGCTCTTACTTCACCTATCACTTACGAAGAATCTCATACAGTCCATACATGGAGCTTTAATGTCAACTACACCAGTATTAACTACAGCAGTGACATTGCCTCTTACGTTGGTTTTGTAGGTAAAAAAACAAACACATTATTTGGTATTAGAGCTTCCTATTGGAAATTCACCGCAGCTTCGGCTCAAGAAATGCGTGAAAGTTATGGAACAGGTAAACAGAGAGTTAAATTCCACTACTTAAAATGCCAAGTAAGTTTTGAATACAATCCAAGTGACTGGGTAAATGATGCAAAACTCTACTCTCGCAGCACATGTCAAAGAGTCAATGGTGAGCTCATCCCAATTAAAATCAATGACTTAGGAGACAGAGCACAAGAACCGTGGATACTACAGATCAAAGAACCTGATGGCGACTGTTTTGCTGTACCTTATAACGTAAACCCCCCCGATACGAGTCTGTACGCTGAACTTAAAACAGGCTACCCACAGACAGCAAACATCGGTATTGTTCCTTCAACTTATGGATTGAGCATACCATGACACAAGAATTTGGTGTATATGATCCGGCTACGGCAAAAGAGATCAAACGTCGTGTAATGGGGGACTCTCGTAGTACAAAGCTCGGGTATGACTCTGAATCCGGACCATTACAGTCAGAGTACTATGGTGTACTAACTGAAAATCTAGCAGCAGCTACGAACCCTTACGCTGGTTGGACAAAAGCAAAAGTCAGAATCCTTATGTATTCTGATTATAGTGCTCGTAATATGGTGCCTGCAAGCGGAGATGAAGCGTTGATTGAAGCTATAAACAGGTCTACAAGTTTGAGTGCGTCTTCTGGTAAATTCGTTATAATCAAACAGATTATGAATGAATGGGCTTTTATTTGGGTAGATTGCTGAGGTGTATTGTGGGCAGACCTCCTGCGTGTCATTGTATCTGTGGTAGTGAAGGTTGTACAGGTTGTACGCTAAACTCTAGCTTAAATATAGTAGAACTTACTTTTGATGGAGCATTCTCGTGGGGAGTAACAGATGCCGAAGAAACAGGGATCGTAATGGAGTACGATCCGGACCCAATCACCTTAGACCCTGTAATTGTAACTGTCGATATAGTCCAATACGCCAGTGATTTGACCAATCTGAGCGGAACTTTAACGCTATTAAAACGACCCAATAATACAGCTGTAAGTCTGGCTTCATCTCTTCACTCCCCCAGAAATGCTTGTGAGTGGTATGTAGACTTTCCGAGAGTATTTCAATACTTATACGGAATAGCTTGCTTTGATGACGAAAGTCCTTTCGATGAGTACAACTTTCCATTAGTAGCTGAGATGCTGCAGGAATACGTACCCGTCAACTCCGATAATGAAGAGTCTTCATGGGATAGAGAACTAATACTCACCATAGACGCAACAGGAGAGACACAAACAGTTGAATTCACAGAGTCTACGTTATGGACTATCCCAGAAGACGTACAGACAATTGATGCTGAACTGTGGGGTGGAGGTGCTTGCGGTGGTGTTCCTGAAACTGAAAGATCATTTCTTCCTTCAGTAGACGTTACAAACATTGGTTTGTGGGTAGCAGAAGGTGCCTCTCCATTATGGCAGTGTATCAATGAAGTGCCTGTATCTGACACCGACTACATCTATTCCCCCGCAAGTGCTGTTTGCACTTACGAGACAAAGTTATCGACAAATAGTTTGTTTCCTTCTCCAGCAGAGAACACACTTACACTACATTACAGAATGTGTAAAAGTGATGCTGATGGTGTCCATTCAATTTCTGCTCAAGTAGAAACTGCCCGTCCATCAAACAATGTCAACACTGAGTGGGATGTGTTTGCCCATACTAATATCGATGAAACAGTAGAATCCCCCTCTGCTGGTGACGGAAACGTTTGTTCAACATCCCCACCAGCTGCCTTCATTGTCCGTGCAGCAGACTCCGAACTCGACGAAATAGTTACGCAACCATCAGCCGGAGATGGAACTTATCTAAGTTTCTCAGACCCACTAGCTCCCAACACCAACGTCTATACATTTGAGTTACAGTCAACAGCAGAAACTTCAATCCCAACTAACATTACAGCTTGGATGTTGCTTCGCTATGACTCAAACAGTGACGCAGAAATCACACAAGTACGTTTACGCTCTGCTGGAACATTTTACACAGGAACAATTAGTGGATTGCCTGATTCTGGACTATGGGCATGGGTAAGAGTTGATTTTTCAGGCACATTCACTAATCCGTCAGTAGCAGACTACGCGATTGAGATAACCACACACTACTACACCATCGATGGTCGTCTAGATGTGGACGCAGTTTACATTGAATGTGACGGTGGAGAACCTCCATTTACAAGAGTACAACGATGGGGAATGTCTACAATAAATGTTCTTGCAGTTGTTGATCAATATGACCTATACATTCGCTGGAGGGTAGATGCTGCAAATCTCAGCAGTGTAACATTAGTTCGTGTTCAAATTAACGGTAGTTGGTTTACATTCACGATGGACAACATGCCCACCGATAATACTTGGGTATGGGCACGTGGTGTGCGTACTGGTAATTTTGCAGCAGCATCGACAGCAGCATATGTCTTAGAAGTAACAGCTGTACACAGCAGCACAGTCGGTATAGTTGAAATTGATGCAGCTTATCTTAAAGCAACAATAACTGGTTCACGTATCAGTACCACAGTGAGTTTGCGAGCAGGAAGTAGTGTTATTCTAAGTAATACTCATGCTCTACCTACGCATCCAACAGACTACGCTATCACACTCACTGATCCTCAAAAAGCCCTATTAACTTCTTATAACGATTTGAGAGTAAGGTTTGTTACAACTGACTCTGGAGGAGAAACAGGATTTGAACGAGGATGTTCTGTATTTGGGACAAGGCTAGCTGCCACAACACCCTACGTTGGCACGGGTGGAGGTGGTGGTGGTATGTACGGTAGAAGAGAACGCCTAGGTGTAGGTTTTGGCGGATCAACACTAACCATCGTTGTTGGACAGGGGGGAACACCGGAATCTCCAGATGGAGGAACGTCGTACATCAGTGCGATAAATAGTGCTCATGCTGCTGGCGGTAAAACAGCAAATGCTTTAGTTGGAGGTCTTGGTGGGACACCTATAACAACAGGCAACACTGTAGTGTTCTCTGGTGGAGATGGCGGCACCGCTAGTCTAACAGGAGGAGGTGGTGGTAGCTCCGCAGGACCAACCATTAGAGGTAATGATGGAGGGGATGGAGATGGTTTCGGTGTAACAGGTGGTGGAGGGGGTGCTGCTGTTACTGAAGGTGGAGCTGGTGGGAGAGGTGGTTCCGGTACGCTTGCTGCTACAAATGGTACATTCCCCGGTGGAGGTGGTGGCGGATGTGGTACATACAATAACATTCCGGGGAATGGTGCTCCGGGAAAAATCAGAATTACGTACACTCCGGGAGGTAGGTGTGGAAAATGTGTTATGCACATACCAGATTTATGTGAACTTCCACCGGGATCTGGACCGTCCAACGATTTAGCAACCTACCATTGTAGAAATGGAATATTAAATACCGCAGCAATGCTGTATTTAGACTATGGGTATCTTCCCAATTCACAGGGACTCTATTTTGTACCGATACCAAACGTAGTTGTTGGTCAGCCAGTAAGAAAATTATATTGGGTATTGGATGTTGAATTCAATATACACAGGGCGATAAAAGCCGACCAATCAGGGTACTCTTGTAATAGTTATGTACCGGGTGGTATTTCTAATAAGCAACCAGGATTACGTCCGATAAACTTAGGAGGTTTCTGGAATGTCAGATACACAGATGTGTACGAACCATTTGGGCGAGAAAGCGAACCAAAACTAATAGCGAGGTTTGCAAAAATAGTAGATTGTGAAACAGATTTACCAAACACAGATATCGTTCTTCAATACAACGGCTTAGCTCGTTCAACAGAATGTATAGCTGGCATCTCTGGTTTATCCATTCCTTCTTCAGCGACAATCAAAATACTATGACATGCGATTACAACAAGCACGGTATCTGCACTCACCCAGATAAAATTGGGGATAGGAACATCACAGATGATGACTGCGATATCTGTAAGCTAGTCGATCTGCATAAAAAAACTTCTTGCAGACACAAAGGATCTGCAAGAAGTTGTTGTGTAGATTTGCATATATGTCGTAAATTAAAAAAGGATTGTGTTGAGTCCTTAATCAAATTTACGCAATACAAATCTGAAACTGATCACCCAGAACTATTTCAAGAACGAATAGTTTGTTGTGAGACATGCGAGTATAACACTATATTTCAACTTCCTTCTCAGGAATCCTAACGTATACTAATTTATGAATAGCTCTTGTAATAGCTACAAACTTCAGATTCCATTCCTGCTTCTTAGCCTCAGCTGTCTTAGCTAGGACATGCGGTACGTTCTTAGGATTAAAGAAGTACACATTATCAGCTTCCAATCCTTTAGCTCGATGAATGCTGCTCAGTCGAATTGACTTCACATCACTATCATTGAAGATTTGCTGAATAAAACTCACAACTTCAGTGCTTGTCTTACAGTTGGTTGCAACAGTGGCGATACAGTCAGCCTGATCACCGATAGCAATCTGCCGACTCTCAGTGTCGTACTTCTTCGTCTGCAGCAACTTAATCTGCTGGTCTCTCCAATCTTCCAGCAGCTGACACAGCGTCACAGAATCAACTTCCTGCTTGTCTGTCAGTTTGTTAATGAGCTTAACCAACCCTGCTCCGATGCTGCGTCCTACCACTTGGCAAGGCTTCCCAGCTTTGACCAACTTCCATGCCAGTGACATGAGTGGAGCATTCACTCTACTCACCAACATGTCCCCTTGCTGCAGGTCCATATCGGCTTCATCCAGATAGACAATCTCCCCTTCTGGATTTGTGCTGCCAGCATTGATTGCGTCACCTACAATCTTCTGAGCTTCAGCCACAATAGCCTTACCGCAACGGTATGTGTAGCTGAGAGGCAGCACTTCCACTTCATCCATTGCTTCAGCAATCTTACTGAAGCTGTCTGTCTGTGCTCCTGCAAAAGCAAAGATAGCCTGATTCGGATCACCAACAAATACGAATGAAGTGCAATCCTGATTTGCAATGAGTTGAAGCTTACCAGCTGATAGGTCTTGGCAGTTATGCACCAACACCCCATTAGCGTAGAAGTTATGACAATCTTCTACAGTTATGTCGTACACATAGTTCTCGCTGATGTACGTACTATCAACCGATATAACTGTAGCAGGCATAGGACAATTCTTACCGTCAGGACATATATCCTGCAATACTCCAGCAAAGTCTCGTGCAATATCTCGATTTTTAAACCGCAATACTTTCCATCCTTGCGACTCCAAGAATTGATCCTTTTTGTCATCTATCTCTTTTGCCCCAGCATGAGACGCCCCGTCTATCTCAACTGCGATTCTATACTTAGGGTTAGCTAAATCAATTTTGTAGTGAGTAGGTTTATTACCTCTACCATGATTCGGAGCGTCACCAGTTTTGATGACATACTCCATGTACCATCCATCACCTAAAGCATCAAACAGCAACTTCTGCGGTTCCGTTGGACCTCTACCATTACCGCCCTTAATTGCGTTAAAGGCTTCTCGGTCTCCACCAACATTACCGATACCTTTCGTATTACCTTGATGTATCTGCGAAAGTTTATCTCTACCTGCAGCAGAAATCTTTCCTTTCTGTGTTGTTTCCGCCGCAGTCTCTACGATAACGGTTTCGCCTACCTTCAAATCTCCCGCATAAACCCATCCGTTATTGACGGTCCAGATTTTATGATCGACAGTACACACAACAAAATTATAAGCGTAATTACCATCAGTTCTGTGGTTGTGCTGCACCTTAACCTTAACTAGAGGTTTCCGATTAGGAATCTTCTGAGTAGCAGTAACTTTACAGTTCTTTGCTCTTCCCGTCGTGACATCGAAGCTTCTAACCACATCTCCAATCTTGATGTCTTGAATGGATTTAGACCCTCCAGCCCCTAACATAACAGGAGTCCACCCCGGAAGACACTCATCTACTACAATACAGTCTGCCTTAATCTTCCAACCATATCGAGCAGGCAAGTAAATCATATCGTCGAAATCAATCTCCATACCCTTCGCAGGTTTGGCTTTACCAAATGCCGAAGTCCTTCGTTCTTCTCGAACAGGTAGTGTGCTTCCTTCTTCCAGCACATACTTAACAGGCAGCTCACACGCAGAAGCTGATGAGCTGAATGTATACTCATTATCGATAGCCAATCCTGCCAGTGATGATTCCGTAATGTCATCCTCGGTCAGTACGGCATCTTTACAATACTTCACCAGTTCTCTCACATCATCAAGAATCGCTCTCTGAGCTTTCGACAACTCTTTGACACTCTTCACCTGACAAAACTGCTGATACAAATTTGCTGTCTTCCATGTGTCGGGTCTGCCGATGCGAATTCCATTCTCTCTCATGATGCGGCAACCCAGAGAATGAATCGTTGTCGCTGTTCCGAATGTCAGACGTTCTTTCAGTTCTGTTGCGATTGCATTCGAGAACGCACACACAACAACTTCGTCTTCAGAAGTCAACTCAGCCTTCAACCAATTCCAGATAGCCAGCTGCTCTTCTGATGGTTTGTACTTCAGTTGTTTCTTTCCTGCTACCATTGACAGTCCGTCAACGATGGTGGTGGTCTTTCCTGATCCAGCTGTAGCATTTACAATCAACGCACGTTTCATGATTCTTTCCTTCAGTGAATAGATGAATGCAGCTCATTGCTGCGTCACGCTTTCAATTATACACATTCACTTCTTCAGTGATAGTGTGAAACAATCAGAAAAAATATTTTAAAATAATCATTGACTCTGCTGGACAGTTTGCTAAACTCCACCTGTCCGCTGGCAAATGTGTTGCGTCAAGGAAAGAAAGTGCTCCTAGTTAATTCTGTCTACGCTTGTCGAAGAGATTTGACAGAACAAATACAGGGTGTTGTTTTTGGTCATTTTCGTCAACACTAACTGATATTTCTGAACTGTTGCACATAATACCTCCAAAATCACTGCAACAGTTCTGACGCAACATATTTGCCAGCTGCTATTCAAATCAGTCCCAAACAAAAGGTGCCCCATGAAACTTATCACAGCTCTAAACAAGAACAAAGTTGCCGACAGCAACATCAAGTCCGTCACATGTGAGATTGACTCTGAAGCTGCTCTGGAGATCCTCAGCACATTCAACACGAACAACCGGCCTGTTAGCAAATCAAAAGTTAATCTCTACGCAAATGAAATGCTGCGTAACAAGTTTGCTCTGAACGGCGAGCCTCTCATCTTTGGTGAAGATGAAGAAGGCAACGAATGTCTCATCAGTGGTCAGCATCGTCTGCTCGCTCTGGCTCGTGCTCAGGCACTGTACAATACTGATGCCGATAAGTACCCTGATGCCATCAGTCCTCTAACTCTGCACACCGTTGTAATCTATGGTGTTGCTTCTGACACAGCTGACACTGTGGACCAGCTCAATCCTCGTTCTCATGGTGACGTACTGTTTCGTGATGATTGGATTAACGAACAGATTGCACCAGAATGGAAGACCAACGGTTCAAAGCGAGCTATGTGGTGTAAAGCTCTCGGTGGTGCTGCTCGTCTGGTATGGTTGCGTGCTGGTGGTGCTACGGTGAGTAGTGCTCCAAAGTTCCTGACCAGTGAGATGCTCGACTTCATCAAGAACAGTCACCCCGATCTGTGCAAATTCGTCAGTGAAGTGCTGACAGCTGCTGATGGTAAAGAGAACACTGGTCTGCGAATGTCTCTCCCTTACATCGCAGCTCTGTCTTACATCGCCTGTCTCGAATTCGATGAGAATGATGAGCAGGTAGTCAATGAAGACAAACATGAAAAGATCAGTCTGTTCATTTCTCAGGTAGCGAGCGGTACAGGTTTTGCAGCAGGCAGCCCTGCCCATGCTATTACGCAGTATTGGAACAAGCTGACAGCTGAAGCAGGCAGTAAGGATCGTGACCTTGAATGGGTAGCTCCATTCGTTAAGTGCCTCACAGCTCTGGTCACAGGAGCTTCCTGCAAGCCTTCAGACCTGAAGCTGACAAAGAAGGAAGCTGATAACTACCGCAATGTTCCATGCCTCATGCCGGGATGGGATACAGCGATGTTTGAGTACGCTGCCTCAGTGTCGGCTATGTCGGCTGAAGAGAAAGTGAAAGAAGCTGAACGGAAGGAAGCTGAGAAAGCAGCAAAAGCTGAAGCCCGAGAAGCTGCTAAGGTAGCTAAGGCTGAAGCAGCAGAAAAAGCTAAGGCTGAAAAGGCCGAAGCTAAAGCAGCAGAGAAGGAAGCTGACAAACCTACTCCACCTGTAAAAGCCCCAACAGTTGTCGGTAAGTTTGTAAAGCGTAAGCCAGCTCCTGCTGCATCTACAAAAGCGTCATAATCTGCCTCTCGACTGGCTACCGATCCTTTCCTCGGTAGGGAACAAGGAAGACGCACCTTACACAGTTCCGGACTCCCGTAACCGGATTAAGGATAGAAACATGTTCTGTGAGGCATGGCAGACCTATAGACCGCACGAAGGACATGTAGGGGAAGAGGAATGTGACCATACAATGCCTCCACCTTCAGCAGAAGCTGGAGAGTATTGTATAGCTGATTCTTCAGGAATACGTACACTCTGCAACAACTTAGTGTACCGACTTCTCCCTTACATGAAAGAAGTTAAACCACCAGAGAAAGTGTGTAGACAGTGTAAACGTAATGGCAAAGCGTGGTGGATTTTGCGGAACAAGAATAAGAAATGAGACGCCCCAAGACTAACAGAGTGGAAAGGACTAGAGCTTCAGGACAATGGACTGAAGCAGCGTTCTTCGGATTCCTTCGTTCAGGATTACGACAGTTATCCTTACGTTGGCCTCCAATCCACTCTGTTCTTCTTCGTGTACGAGTTCCCTACGTCGGACCTAACAAGCGTCAGAAGTGGTCCTACAAATGTGAGTGGTGCAACAGTTTATTCTCCAGAAAGGAAGTACACGTAGACCACATGGAAGAGTGTGGTAGTTTGCGTTCAATGAAAGACATAGCCCCATTCGTTACAGCCTTGTTTTGCGAAGAGGATAAGCTCCAAGTCCTCTGCCACAAGTGCCACAATTGGAAACATTAAATGGCAAGAGAAGTGATCAATCCGTTACACAACGGACTCAGCCTGTCAGCTCTGGAACTCTGGTTAAACAATCGTGTTGCTTTCGAACTCAGTTATTTCCGTGACCTAGAAGCTGTTGAAGAATGGAATAAGAACACAGCTTACGGTAGTTTATTTCAGGCAGGCATTGAAGGATTCATCAAGACCAAAGAACTACGAGGTCACAGCAAGTTCATCCAGAATGAGTTTGAGCGTCAAATCAAATCTCATGGAGAAGCCATTGATGAAATACTGTGGTGGTCAGCGTTAGCAGAGAAGCAAGGTAGAATATTCCTTCAGTATTACGCTGAAGACCTTGCTAAATGGAGCTTCACTAAATCCGAAGCTCGCCACTCTGCAACCATCACTCTACCATCTGGCAGATCAATAAAACTTATAGGTTACATAGATGGTGAGAATGACACTTGCATTATGGAAAACAAGTGCCGTGCTGATTGGAACCCGGAAAGGATTGCCAATGAAATCGACCTTAACCTGCAGTTCAATTACTATTGCCTGATGTGGTACGCCAATCACGATGTGCTACCTGATAAAGTGTGGTATCAGAACATCCGTCGTCCAGGCGGATTCGCTTACGCAGGTCCGATGAAGAAGAAGACAGAGTCAAAGGAAGACTACCAGACACGATTGGTTAAGTACATCTCTGAAAATCCTGAGACACACTTCTACCAATTCGTTGCTCGGCCTCATATGAACAGGTTCACTCGTTTCCTCCACATGTGTCTCTACCCAATGCTGGAAGCGTTCCTCGATTGGTACGAGTACATGACACACCCAAAAAGAAAGGATTTAGTTAACAAGTATCATTGGATGACTCCCTACGGACTCTACAATCCGTACATGGAAGGAACAGATGAGCGTTTCCGTAACTACGCTCTTACAGGAAGTACATTAGGTTTGCGTCCCAAACAAAAGAGGTACTAATGGATATTCTATCGCGTCAACGAAAAAGCAAAGTAGGCATTTCTCCGCAGTTCAAGTTTGCTGTTCAATTCCGTGAGTATGATGAAGTACGAACAGTTGAAGTGCTGGCTCGAACAAAGAAGAAAGCTCTTAACTACTTCAGGAAACATTACCCCGGATACGATGTTACAGTGATGAGAGTGTACTCCCCAAAAGAAAGAAAGCGTCATGCCCCCGAACTTCAAAAGACCTTCGCTACCGACGAAGCCAAACGTATCACCGACGAAATCTTCAGCTCCAACAACGAAAGCTCTGCCCAATCCGTTCAGTGACAGTAGTACGGAGATCAAGAAAGAAGGCAAGTTCATTCTCATCTACTCCCCTCCCGGAGAAGGTAAGACAACTCTTGCTGCTCAGTTTCCTGATCCTCTATTCATCATCACTCATGGCGAGACAGGTATTCATTCAGCAAAGCGTAAAGGTGTCGCTGCTAAATCCATTCCAGTGATTGAACTCGAACCTCTTTACTCTCAAACTGAAATACCTATTGGTAAGGGGCATGTAGGTTGGGACAAGTGCATCTCTAACGTCGAACAATTTGCTAAAGGCAAGCATGACAGAAGAACCCTTGTCATCGACACAACCAGCGGACTCGAAAGCCTATGCTTTCAGCATTGTGCTTCTCTTCAGTTTGATGGTGACATGCAGAGTCGTGCTCAGGATTGTTGGAACCATTATGCTGCTGGACCTCGTAAAGCAGCTGAATCGTATTGGAATGGAGAACTCCTAACCCACTGCATCAACGCTGTAGGTAATGGTCTGAACGTCGTTATGCTCGGTCATAGTGCTCTACGTCTTCAGGCTAATCCTAACGGTCCAGATTATAATGTGTTCAGTCCTGAGTTGCAGAAACAAGTGTTCTTGTATACAAACAAAGTGCTACACCATCTGTGGTTCATGGGACGTTATCAGGAATTTACAACAGAAAAAGGAACTCGCAAAAGAACAGTAACAAGCAGTGAACGATTTATTGGTGTCCAAACTGAGACGTGGTACACGGCTAAGAATTGGGACAACATTCAAGAACCTATCATTTGTGGTGATAGTGCTGCGAAGACGTTTGCAGCAATCAACTCAGTAATTCCAATCGATTGAAAGTAATACAATGGCTGAACAGAAGAGTGGTGGTTTATTTGCAGCGATGAACAAGAACGCTCGTCTGCGTAAGAACATGCAGAAAGCAAAGACAGTACAGGCGAGCAGAGAGTTTTCTGGTCCTGATGGTGATTATCCTTGCGTCTTCAAACGGTTCTCTACCTATGACAAGGACGGTGTTACTAACGTAGTATTTGAGTTTCGTACCACAGAAGACACAGGTGAGTACGCTAACGAGAAGATTACGTTCTTCATTGCTCTGAAGGATGGTCCTATCAGATCAGCTGAAGAAGAGCAGGCACACATGTTCGAGATGATCCAGCTCATGGGAGTGGATACAACTCTTGATGATGCTCAGATTGAAGCAGCTTTGAACGATCTGATTGCTTCTGAAACCATCATCACTGTCAGGATGAAAACCTCAAAGCCAAACAAGGATAAGAGAGTATTCAAGAACCCCAGCATTGTTGGTGTAGCTGCTGAAGGTCAGAAAGACCCTGACTACGCTCCTGCTGGTGCTCCTGATGATGCCCCAACTGAAGATGAATGGCCTGAAGCTGATGAGTCTCCTATCGCTGCAGAAGAAACAGCAGAAGACGAATGGGGAGACGAAGAAGCAGCTGAAGAATTCAAACCTTCAGATGCTATTGGTCAGGAATGTCTGTTCAAGGGTAAGAAGTGCATTCTGGTGAATGCTAACAACGAAACAGGCAAGTGTATCATCGAAGATCCTAAGACAAAGAAACGTCTCACATCAATTGATTGGGACAAGCTTGAATGGCCTGAAGCATAGCACCACAACTTCAATTTGATAGCCCCTATCCCTCCTGTAGAAATGCAGGAGGGTTTTTCATCCAATGAGGAATGTTTATGATCAGCATAGACACCGAAACAACAGGACTCTGGTTCAAACATGGTTGCGAAACATTCGCTGTAGGCATGTACGATGGATCTGAATTCAAGAGTGCCGACGTACCAATCAATCCTCTCACACGAACACGCAAGACACCATTCAGACAAGGTGTGATACAGCTCCTTAGGAAGCGTATCACCGATGCTGATTTGGTGTGTATGCACAACAGTAATTTCGATCTGAAAGCTCTCTGCAACATAGGCGTCATCAATGAGCAAGAACCATCAACACCAGACTTCTGGGAACGTATCGTTGACACAACCATTCTATCACATCTCCACCACAACACAGATGATCGTTCTCTTAAAGACCTATCTAAACAATACCTCGGTGTAGACTACGCTTCTGAGAAGAAGCTGGACAGCCTAATATCTAAGTGTCGTTCATTCGTTCGTTCCCGTGCTCCTGAATGGTGGATAGCAGACAAGGTTCGTAGGCATCCATCTCTCATCCCAGCAAGCAAGTCATCACGTTGGGGTAAGATGGATATGTGGTTGCCTGAAGCTGTACGATCTTCTTTCTCAGTAAAGGAATTGGAAGCCTACTTCTGCTACGATAAGAAGATTCGTAATGACTTCAACATCGATACACTTCGCACAGCAATCATTGATTACCTCCGAGAAGACTGTGTCTACACTTACGAACTTGCTCAAGGTATGTTCGCCTCATTAGTTGAGCAGCATGGAGCAGACGTGGAGCAGCTCATCGAGATCAACAATCAGGTGCGGCATGTCGTCTGGAAGATGGAGACAACAGGACTCACACTGCACAACTCAGAATGGTCTGATGCTGTCGATGTATGCCGTGCCAACATTTCTCATCTCAGTAAACTTTGTACAGACTCCAGCGGTTTAACAGAGTTCACTCCTAACAATCTGAAGTGGCTTCTCTACGATCAGTGGGGCATTCCTTGTCCGAAGCAAACTAAGACAGGCGGAGACAGTACAGATGCTGACACGCTAATAAAACTCAAACAAGAATGTGATGACAATGACTTCGAACCGGGAAGCGTATTCCTTCGTTATTTGTTGGCTCAGAAAAAGTATGTAAAGAAACTAGAGTTTCTTGAGTCGTACAGGCGAGCTTCTGTATCTGGTAAAATATACCCATCAATGAATATTGTGGGCACTAAAACAACAAGATTCAGCAGCAGTGATCCTAATGAGCAGAACATCAGTAAAGTACAAAACCCATTCGAAGACAGCTTTGAAGATGTTTCTGTGCTTCTGGAAGACAGTCCACATTTACGTGGTGTGTTTGGTCCAGCCAATGGTTACTGGTGGCTCAGCAATGACTACAACCAGTTACAGTTGAGAATAGCTGCTGTTGTAATGCAAGATGAAGAGATGATTGATAAGCTCAACAATGGCTACGATGCCCATGATATTACAGCTCGACGTATTTTTGAACTATCCGATAAAGCTGCTACATCAAAAGCACAAAGACGTATTGCTAAGAATGTAAACTTTGGTGTACTGTTTGGAGAGTCACCAAAGAACATCGAGAAGAAAACAGGTATGCCGGGTCTGTGGAATCGCGTTATTGAAATGATGCCAAAAGTACACAATTACATCGAGCAGATTAAACAGGAGATCAAAGACAATCCATGTGTGTACACGCTAGGTGGTTACCCTCTAGACGTACCATTGAAAATAAACAAATGGAAAGGTACAATGGAAAAGGCAGCTCACGCAGCTGTGTGCTACATCATCCAAGGAAGTGAAGGCGTCATTGTCAAACGTGCTATGTGTTTATGCGATGACTATCTCACTCAGTATTATCCTGAAGGCCGAATAGCGATGCAGGTACACGACGAAATCAACTTCGAGATGCCTGCAAGGTTTCCGCGTAAACACGCTGTAAGGCTTAAAGAACTCATGGAACAGGCAGCTTTAGAATACAACGTATCAGCTCCTGTAAATACAGAACTAGTTACTCATTCATGGTCTAAAGGAAAGGAACTTGTGCTTTAGATGCAATTACTAAATCACCTTAACATCCAATACTCCCCCCATAACAAAGACATCAAATGTGAATGTCTCTGGTGTGGTAAAGACTCCTTATCAATCGAAGAGGAAGCTCCACATGTCTTTCAATGCTTCTCATGTAAAGCGTCAGGTAATGCTTTCACCTTCATCAGAAAGTGGTATGAAAACCTACCAGCCCTCACAAAACAACAAGCCCTCAATCTCTGCAATATTAAGCAAGGGATCAAGCCAGTTGTACTACGAACACTTGGAGTACGATGTTATGGATCTGTCTACATCATCCCAATATACAATCACAAGAACGACTTAGTAGCTGTTCACAAATTCGTACCAGACACAAACATAGTTTACAACGGTCCAAAGCCTGTAAGCTATAGTGTCCTCGGTATGCAGAATATTTCTAACAACGATACAGTGTATATTGCTGAAGGTCATTGGGACTACTTCACGCTCTATCCACTCATTCAGCAAGATGACTACGATTTATTGGGCAGTTGTGGCAGCTACTTCCCTACAAACCTTCTTCCTCATTTGAAAGACAAGCATGTCATCATGCTCTTTGACAACGATGAAGCTGGTAAGAATGGTGTGGACTACGTAGCCAAACACATCAAGACAACAGGCTTAGTAGTCCGCAGCATCTCATACCTCGACTGGTCAAAAGTAACTATTCCTTCCGGTGCAATACCTGACAAATTTGATGTGAGAGACCTGCACAATGTCTTTGCTTAACATTATCAACAATGCTCTCACTCGCATTGATCTTGATACAGTGGTAACAGTGAAGGCTAAAGCCTGTCACAGATTTGAAGAACTCATTTCCGTCTACAAAGAAAACCTTGTCATCACAGACAGCTTTGTAGATTGTCTCGCCATCTGCTGTGCCGTACACATTGCTGTACGCCTAGAAAGTGATCCATTATGGATTTATCTAGTTGGTCCCCCCAGCTCGGGCAAGTCTACAATATGCGATTTGTTATCAAGCGACGAACACCACACACGGGCATTAAGCAAGTTCACAGGCTTAGTGTCTGGAAGTCGACAAGGACAACATTTAATACCTCTACTACAAAACAAGTGCGTCATAGTCAAAGACGGAACGCTTCTATTGGAGTCTACTCCACAGCAACTGGCGAACGTCTACGGAGAATTACGAGATATCTTTGACGGCAGTTTGGAAGCTCGCTATCGAAACGGTGTATCTGCTTCCTTCAGTAATATCTCGTTCGGCATGATTATAGGCATCACCGAAAGAATCTACGGTATGAACATGTCTGCTCTCGGTGAACGCTTCCTGCATTGCCGACTTGAGACAGACAGAAACAATGAAATCCTGCGTAACAACTCAGCTATCACTTCGCTTCTTCAAGGAATAAAACTCAATGTTGCTGAAGGTAATGATGACGGGGACGCTAGAAGTTTCCCTAAGCAGCGAGCTGTCACTGCCGGATTCCTTAATCATCTCCATAGCAGACTCAGCAACGAATCAATACTCCTGCCGAAGTATAAACCTGAAGACATTACGCTCATTCAAGCCCTCGCCGATGTCATTGCTTGCAGCAGAGCTTCAGTCCCTCGTCAACGTAATGAAGATATCGCCTACACAAGCCGACCTGAAGCGTCTACAAGAGTCGCTAAACAACTTACACGATTGGCTGTCTGCCTTTGTTATGTGTACGGAACAAATGGCTTTACAGAAGCAATACGAAACAACCTCAGAAAAGTAGCTCTGGATACTTCCTTCAGTAAGCAGCATGAGCTGATTCGGTGCGTAGCTCTCTCTGCTAACGGACTCAACAAATCATCTCTGGCTGTTATGGCTGAGATGAATATTGACACATGCACACGACGCATTGAAGACATGATTAGTCTGGGCATCTTCAACAAAGAGAAGGAAGCCAACAGGAATGGTAGAGGTCGTAAGCTCCACGTCATCACATGTCCAGATTGGATAGTGTCATCTTTCAGGATTGCATACCATGCCACCAAAAGCTCAAATGATGAGGGTAAACCCACCCCGTCACCATCCAAGTCTTCAGTATTTCAACCGAAAGGACAACTCCGGTTTAAGAAAAAAGACACTATCTAGAGATTTATACATCTGTCAGCATTGTCACGAACCGTACCCGGAGTACAATCTTGAATGCGACCACGTAACACCATTGTTACAGGGTGGAGAAGACAACCTCTCCAACACACAAACATTATGCGTCAGTTGTCACAACACTAAAACAGCGTCAGAAAAGGAAAGAAGTTAATGCTGGTCTGCATCAAAGTAACTATTGTGGACGAAAATGAGAACTATGTAACATCAATGCTCAACGAGTATGACCTGCCCTTCTTTCCGACCACAGATACCGAATTTACTACAAGCACCATGACTAACGACAGTATAACTTTCTACCCAGACTTTACGCCATGTTACGACTTGAGCAAAAGGGCAGTGATCTGTGTTTGTCGTGTAGAAGATTCTAAAATGACACCTGTGCCGGATCAGATAGCTTTACTAACTTCTGTTGGGTTTAGAGAACAATTAAGACATAAGGAAAGAAGCTCATGTTGATGTTTACATTGGGCTTCCTGTCAGGGAGCTACATGTCATTCGTAGTAGCGTCTTACATCACTATCACTATCATCAACATAGAGTCTTCCGTTTATGATAGAGTGATGGAAAGCATCTTGTGGCCTTACCATTTGTTGTCCATGTTGTTCGGAAAGGATGAAGAAGAATAATGCGTTACATAATCATTCACGATGCTGATCATGACGGCTACGCTTCAGCATGGCTCATGGCACGTCATCTCAATCCAGAAGGTGTGTACATCACAGCTGAGACACTCACCTATCCTATTCGAGCAGGTAACAATGACTTGCCTGAACTGATGGAAGGTGACCATGTCTACATCCTCGACAGATCATATCCTGTCGATGTGCTGCTGACCATGTCCACAAAGGTTGCTCATGTAATGGTTATTGATCATCACAAGACATTCATGGAATCTGCTGCTAATGTGTTCCGTAACAACGGCAGCATCTACCGTGAAGACTTCCACAACGCATCACCAGTACGAATTGAATGTGGCTCAGAGAATCTGGAAATCATCGTAGACACGAGACACGCAGCTTGTCTGCTCACATTAGCTTTCTGTGATACACGATCAGACCGCTACAGGAACATGATTGCTCTTTCAGAAAACTATGATGACCTGTGGTTCATCAAATACATTGGAGACAGGGACACATGGAAGTTTGAGCTTCCTATGAGCAAAGAGATCAATGCAGGCATCCACTCATTCAATTTGTCCTTCGATGATCTGACTAAGATGTACAACGGAGACATAACTATTGAGCAATGTGAAGAACGTGGCATCGGTATTCTCACCTATCAGCAAATGTTCATGTCATCTATGCTCTCAGTGAGTCATTCAGAGACAGAAAGTGTGTACAACAAAATTGTATGGCATGATGGTGTAGTGGTAGCTCAATGCCCATTCACTCCACTCATCAGCGACTTTGGTAACTTCCTGCTCGAAGAAACTAAAGCTGTTGTTGCTGTCCTGTGGTATCTCATCCCCAATACCGACCCTCTTACACCTCAGATGTACCACTACAGTATTCGCAGCAAGGTTGATACAAGCAAGATTGCTGCAGATCTGGGTGGTGGTGGTCACGCTTTGGCTAATGGGTTTCGTACACACATTCCTCCAACACATATAGCAAAGGAATTTACCCATGTCGCAGAAGTTTAATGTAGGAGACACGGTAAGGTGTATCCGAGACGAAGGATGCAATCTGCACCGCAATACCAGCTACACGGTAGTAGAAGTAGGACGACAATTCATATACCTAAATGGTCCGGGATTGTGTGCCGGGAGTAGAAATGGGTACTTAGCAAATAGATTAGAACTATGGACAGAACCAACAGAAGTACATTCAGGTGGTCCTTACGTCTGCATCTCTGTCTACAACGAATTGAAGAAACAGAATGAAGAACTGAAGGCAGATTTGGAGCATATGAGACGCAACTACAGCAATCGTTATATTGAACTCACAGACCTGCAGACAGAGAACGCTGAACTCAACAAAACTGTTAACACAGAATTGGTCAAGATTAAAGACAGACTGGACCTGTTAGAAGGACTGTCATGGAAAACTACACTCACACATCCACCAGAGAAGTTATTCACTGATGGTTTGGAGGGCAACTATGTTGCTATGGACCTCAATGGTGACTGGTTCTCATACATAGATAAACCAGACTGCAATGAATTTCAAGATATGTGGATAGGCAATACTGGAAAGTATTTATTTATCAACCCACTCAACTACACCCCCTACATGAGAACATACAACAGACAGAGTTGGACTGAAAGCCTTCACGAAATTAAGAAAGCATCAACATGAATCTTCAGCAAGCTCTAACCGAAATAAAATCTCTATTGGATAGACAAGATGTGATTGACTTCATAGCTTCAGGCACGCCTTGTCCAAACATCAATTCAGTACCTGCATTCATTCCGCCGCCATATATTAAATCAGGATGGTGGATGTGTATGGATAGTGACGGTAGCTGGTGGATTAGTGAATCAAAACCATTCATTTTTGAAGATGAAGATAGTTGGGCAACAGCAGAAGAAGAAGCCTATGAAATCAAAGACGCAAACTACTATATGAGACAGATACCATGTTCACGATGGAAACAGACACTTATTCAAATTCCTTGATAGAAAGCATCAACATGAAATTCTCTGCCATCATCGACAACCACATCAAACTCGTAGCTGAACGAAACAAAGGAACTAATCAAGCTCCTTCAATTGCTCGTAAAGCTCGTTCTATCATGGATGGTCCCGGTCATCGTGACGATGTACATCTCACAGGCTACCTCACAATAGGACAAGTGTTGAAGCCTCTACATCAATTCAAAATCTACCTAAACAACAAACTGGAGACATACAACAAAACCAACCTCATCGTCATCTATCGCATTCACGCTATGCACGAAGAGTACACATACCCGGAACATCCTGAAGAGGACATCCCTAGATGCGTACTCGCTGTATTCAGAGATGTTGAATGTGATCAAATTCTTTCTTCAGTAGGCTTGTATCAGGTGGTGCCTACAACTACAATATCTCAGCTCATGCTGATAGCGTGTCAGTGCGAGACAGTGGGACGAGTTGATGTGAGCTAACGAATTGAGGGTGTTAATTTTTTCTTCAAAAAAGCGGAATAGGAACCTCCCCCCTCGGAGATGCCTGTTCCGCTTTCTCTATTGATGCCCACCAGCTGAATAAAACTCATAGCCTGAGATGGATAGCTCATTCACCCTCACAATCAACAGCTTGATACGCTGGCTGGAAAAGGGTGAATTTCAACTAGAGCATATTACCCATTTTTACTGTCATTTTGGCGTAGTCACTTTGATGACAGCTATGGTGTAATCCGATTGACTACGCCATTACGGCAGTGTCATCAGATTGACGACACACATGCCAGAATGACATTGTCAACATGATGACATAGGGGATTCCCCACATCACCATCTGTCAAGATGTTCAGGTATTGGCTGGCCGATGTTCTGCAAACTCATTCGGCTGCCCGTCAATCCCCTTTAATACTCTTCTCTCAGTAAACCCTTCCCACGTCGATTCTGACAGCGTCAAAACTTCCGGACGATCAATACCATTCCCAGAATTTGACGCTGTCCTGATCCATCCTATGCGATTTTAAGGCATATGACATTCTGTTCAGTATTTCAAACTAAACGGTTTAGTTTACTTCTTACCACCATTCCCTGAAGCTTCTCACAATCCATTCGGCCAATAGAAAACAGGTTGGTGCATTGTGCACCAACCTATCACGCAAGACCGGAGAAGCTTCTCAGGCCAATTGAATTGTCGTTCCGTTATTCGCCGTGCCGTCAGACATGAGCACCAATGTTTTAAGGCTATCCCCGATAAACAGGGATAGCCTTAAAACGTTGATGACACCATCCTGTCATCCGGATGCCGCACAATGTGCAGCAATTGTTTCAGCCGATCAAATATCGTTATCTATGCTCAACCAGTATGTGACCAGCAGCATAAACGTCAACGATACTACAGCTGTCGATACACTCAGAGTCAATAGACAGAATTCACTAATATCGATTGTCATTGTTTTCGTCCTCATCTGGATCGGGCATTGTGAACGCCTGAATTGTTGCTTCACCGATTCGATAACTCAGGATAGCGTTTAATTCGTCATATGGGTGTACGTGGACGTACACAGGACAATGAAGCTTTTTCATCAGTAGAAACCCCCTACACTTGCGAGCTGAGAAGAGATAGAATTATATGCCGTATCGATAGCTTTTAGGAACAACGTATTTGCTTCCCAATTGCGAGCTTTCCATTTCCTCAGAATTGTCCGTGCGTCCATGCGAATGGACTCCCAACTATTCGGTAGTGTAATGCCCAAATATTGAATCCCAAATTGCCGTGTCCCCGCGAGGCAATTCCCTGCGTTCTGACTGTCAATCATAGTGATGTACTCGATCCTTAAAAGCTTCCTCGCATACGTTGCGATTTCTTTCCGTTTCTGTTCAGCTGTCAGCACAGTGTTTCTGATATAACGTATTCGTGACTGTACCCGCTCAATTACTGCTGCATTTTCCATCAGCTCGTCATCATGATACCAGTCAATCGAAGACAGCTGCTCATCGATTCGACGATCCCCACATTTCCCCAAATACCACGCATGGCTTTTCCCCTCCCGTTCAGAATAGCAATCAATTCGATAAACAGGAATCATTGTCCCCACAAACTCGACAGCTCCAATTCTCTCAGGTTTGGATAACGGAACGGAGGAAACATACGGTTTAACGTTCAGTGCTGTCAGCTCAGTAAGCTTCGTCAATGCAGGCGACGATCCTTCGATGTGCCGCAGCTGCACGTTCATCTGAAACACCGTAAGACGATTGTCTCCGCTGCCAACAATAAGCTTCATTCGATTGGCAAACTTTGGATATGCACAATCACGAACACGAAGCCACCGGGAATACTTCTCACGACTATCGATGTACGGCGAATTGCGATAGTTCACCACCTGCTGACCACGTAGCATAGATACACGTTCTCCTGCATGTTTCGTTTTCTTGCGTCTACGTTTCAGCAGCTGTATCGCCTTACGTAGTCCGTCAACACAATCGCGATTCAATAAATTGCCATTGATGCCACCGTCGTGATGGTAGTCTGATTTCGATCCCTTCCATTTATCATGTGGAATCGACGCTAACAGAATACATTGAGCGGAACGGATGGCCTGATCACGCGATTTTATACTCAGTAGACTACCGCGAACATCACAGAAAGCTTTCGTCCATTGATCCCACAACGGACGTAGTTCGGAATATTTCCTGCACAGCTCTTTATAAGCTTCCAAAACATCCATTGGCACAATGTGGCGAGATGGAATGATGGTAGTCGGAAACTCACAAACCCAGACACATTCAGCGGACTGCGTTGTGCGTCCAAATCCTCCTCGCCATTGTTTGCGACGTGCATCTTTCTTCACATCCGGTTCTGTAGTCCGATGCATTGCACGTTGTCGTCTCAATACGTCCTCATAAAGCTCAACAATACCCTTCCATGATGTTCGCAATTCCAGCAATAGCCGTAATGCTGCAGCGAATCTATGAGATTCAGACAGCTGAACGTTTTCTGCACGACGAACCAGATTTTCGAATAGATTCAAACTGATCATTTTACCATGCTCCGAAGTAAAAACAAACGAAAATAGACGTACTACGGTAGTGCGTCTTTCACATCCCCACCGAACATGGAAGATATCGTCCGTTCAACACTCGCTGCAATACTCACTGATGCAATTTCACAAGAATGCTGAAAAGAAAATTCATGCCAATCAATGCACCAATGCGGGTATTACCTACCCTACAACCTGCCATCGCATAAGACAGCGTATAACGCAATCCGACGATCCCACGATAGAACAGTCACACCGATACATCGGATAGCGTTATACGCAAAATCGATGTAATCCATCTGTTCACTGGTAGGGATTTCCCTATTCTCATGGTGTTTGGCATGGTCTGTGCATAGTGCCGACGATGCACTATGTTTCGTCTATGTACGTTCCTGAATCATGATTCATACATCATCATTCAGGAATTGCTATTCACGATGGCACATACACGAATCATTATTCGTACATCCTGATACGTGATTGTCATTGCACGAATACTTATTCGCGTACCACAATGTACGAATTCCAATTCGTGTATCCCACTGCCGGTATCATGATGAGCACATGCAATCACATGTGAACACTGTCAAAAAAGTCAGGTGGGGCATACCCACATGGACAGAAGGGCATAGGGGTATACCCGCATGACAAATTGGCACCCATAC